CTTGGATGCCTTGTACCCCTTGATCTCCTTGATCCCCTTTTTCGCCCTTCTTAGAAGCGATATAATCAGCCTCAGTACCAACGTTTCCTTCATCCAACCACACCTGATAGGCGGATATACCCTGTTCGCCTTGGATGCCTTGCTCTCCTTGAATACCCTGAATGCCTTGCTCTCCCTGAATACCCTGCTCGCCTTGAATACCCTGAATGCCCTGATCCCCCTTTTCACCTTTTTTAGAAGCAATGTAATCCGCTTCTGTGCCTACATTCCCTTCATTTAACCAAACCTGATAGGCAGAAATACCCTCTTCGCCCTGTATGCCTTGCTCTCCTTGAATCCCCTGCTCGCCTTGAATACCTTGCTCGCCTTGGATGCCTTGTACCCCTTGATCTCCTTGATCCCCCTTTTCACCTTTTATCTGTGTTTTACCACCTACAATTGTAACGAGATCGCCTGATTCTTTGGTGAACACGATATCGTTACCTGAAAAATCAGCATCGACAATAATATTAGTAACAGATTTTGTTGCCTCTGATATAACTTGATTCAAAATAGTCTGCGCAGCTGATAAAGCTGTTTGCTCTCTTTCAGCCTCTTCTTCGGACACCTCTGTGCGAAACCCGTCCTGATGATAAAGCACCAGTTTATCACGGCCAATTACACCCACGCCCTCTGCCTCAAAAACAAGAGAGTAATCACTTGATGGATTGATACCCCTGAAATCACAAGGCACTATAACCTTTTCACCGGCCACACCGCCAATAGTAATTCCGTCCGGATCAAAGAGCCTGTCTGATATTGACAGCGATTTACTCTGAATGACAACACTTGCTTCATATCCGGCCTGAATCGTGACAATAGCTTTAAACCCTGTCCATGCACCGCTTAAAAACGTTCCTGTAAGAGTACTCTGGCCAACGGCCGCACTAAACACCTCTTGATGAACCAAGTTGTCATAGGTTGCATCATTGATATTCTTTCCCCATACCGTTACTGTAATATTTACAGCTACACCGGCATTGTTCTGAACGACAACGTCCACCTGACTTTGCTCCGGATCCACCAACACCTGATTCACGTTTTTAATGAACAGACCCTTTTCGTCATACACCTTAGCGTATATTAACCTCCCGGTTACGTCCTGAGAAGGTGTGACCTCTATCATCCGGGAAATATCGCTGTTAAACGCTTTAATCATGCTGTTCCTCTAATCTTAATTTTCCATCGTTGTCGTATATCAATAGCCTTTCCGTGCTAACCACACCCACACCCTCGCCGTGAAACACAATCGAATACCTGTCTGAGGATGGCAGATCAAAAAAGTTACATGGAACGCTCAGCGGAGCGCCCTCGGCCACGCCTGTGATAGCTCCTTGTGGAATATTCCTCGCAACCTCTTCTATACTGATATCGGTTGTAAGTTTTTCCGTGCTTTCGGTAGCTATTTTAAAGCTTGAAAACAGACTCGATTCAAATTCAATAACCTCTTGGGAACTGCCTGTTACCGCTGAGACCACCCGAAGGGCAACCAAATCAATAAATTTTTCAGAATTAATGGTTCGCCCATAGACCTTCATCGTTAATTGAGTTTTATCCGCATTGGGGTTATGGATCGATACAGTCACTTTTCTCTTGGGCAGATCAACGGGCACCTGATTAAGCTGCTTAACACGTTTGTTATCCAACCACGCATGTGCATGTATAATCCGCCCGGTACAGTCAATGCTTGGCTTGATCGTAATACTACGTACTTCGTCTCTGTTAAACGCCTTTACCATGGTTACACTCCTATTTTGGTTCGTTGTGGGTGTCTGGCCTCAATCTGTGCTGATAGAGATTGCAGATAATCAGTTTCAACAGCCATACTTCCGGTTAGACGAATCCTGAAGGAAAAAACACTTCTATGCTTAAACCTCATTGCCATATTTGATGTTGAAAACTCACTACTACTTCCTTCAAACCATACATTTAGAGTATGTTCTTTAATGTTTCCACGAATGTATAGAGCAAACAATCGCTTCAATAGTTCAGGCTGCATGAAGTGAACCGGATCCAGTTCAAGTTCAAAATCGACATCGGTGTTTAATTCCTTATACTCATCATAGATGTTCCCCTGCTGATCGATCGAGTATAGTTCCCCTGAAAACATAAAAAAGCCTTTTCTTGCTTTGTTTGACTCAAACCATCGCCCGTACCTGGTGTTGAATATGTAATACTTTGTCCCGGTGCTTATAATAAGTTCGGATGATCCTTCACGCTGCCTCGATGCCAGATGTATAGCTGAATAATCCATTTCAGGAGCGCCCGGATAGTTTCCTATCTCATGGGCAATTTCTTCAATCTGGCCACCATCAAGCGTAAATAACCCGTCTTTATACACAAAAACGATTAACCGACCCACGTTTACCAACGCTCGTCTGTGGGCAACACCCCTGTTCAGTGACACCGGGCTAATACGACCAAAAGCAACCAGAGCATTTGAGCTTTGCTCAAGGGCATAGATCATATTCTGCATCATTACAAACAATGGGTACTGCCCAAACTGACCTTGACTAACCGCTAATGCATTCGACGCAAACCCTGTGATTTTATTTGTAACCTCTCCAACCCGATATACTTTGTCTGCAAAGAATTGAAACGGATTGTTTACCTCGCTTGCAGCAACCCTGTTTGGCACATATTCAACCACGTTATTTACGGCCGGTTGATAAACAGGCTCATTGATAACAACTTGATCATCAATGCTTGCAGAAGGCAGGAATGCTATATTTTGAGTACTTGAACCGGTCAATTTATTCACGCTATGAAGAATCCAACCCAGTCCGTCATTAACCCAAACTTTCATGGTTGTTGCTCTCCTGTCCGGATAGGAGAACACTTTGCCGGAAAAACCAATAGCCCCGTCAGTCACCTTCGCCATTGTTACCCCACTTACTCTCTTATATACCCCCTGACTCGTTTTGATATCAACCCCAATAATTACCTCCTTTAAATCAGGATCAGCACCCACTCCCACAAAGGTGAAATTTTCAAAGGATAAAAAATCTTGTGCGAGATAGTCATCTTTATTCACCTCAACCCTCCAACCACTCACGGTAAAAACCAACCTTATATCATCACTATAAACACTTACTGAAGCTGTAATTCTGTCATCGGTTGCCCCAATTTGATCAAACCCAACAGCCTCATCTATTGTGATTGGCCCAAGATCTACTCCAAAAATATCAACCTCCCATGTATCGGGTTCATATTCATAAAACTGTTCGCCATTTTCTTCAACAATCACTAATTCACCATAAATAATATTTGTCTTGGCTGAAAAAGGAGGCGCTTCACTGTTTGATATTCCCTCGCTTCTCAGAGACGGCAAAGAGAAATCAACCGACATTCCACCGAGAAGTAACCGGGAATTGAATGTGTGTATTATATCAGCTCTTTTGGCATGAGCTGAGTTCATGTCTATGTCGGCCAATTCAAGTGTACTCCAAAGCTGCTCGTTCTTTTTAAACGTTGCCTCTTTAACGGTCTCCTCTTCATTGCCTAATTTTTTTGAAAACGGCAGGTATGTTGCCCGGTAGAATAATATGTTTTTCAGATCCTCTTCATCTCTGGCCTGTGGCTCACCATCATCGCCCAAGGGCTTAAACCCACCGATAAGCACAGCAACATTGGATATGTTCTCTATCCAAAAATCAAGAGAATTACTTTGCTGAGTAGCTTCAAATAATCGAAATATCAATCGATAGGTCTTATTTTCACCTTCAATAATTGAATTTTCAAGAGCTACATATTGTGGTGTTGAATGATAAATAAGTGTTCCATCAAAAAGCTCGTATGCATACTGAACATAAAGGCTACCTGTCATAATGGAATCCCTTGTCTCACCCAGGGTTTCAATTTCCTCGTCAGAATAAGTCTTTTCTACTTCAGGAGAAATGGAGATAGGCGGCAATTCAGGGAATTTATATCGTATGATGATATCATCCACCAAAAAAAACATTCCGTATGCCTGGCCATTGTTGGTGCAATTTATCACCAACGAATTATTGAACTGTATAAATTGCCCGTCATACACCCCCGGATCAGTTAGCTTTCTCTCCGTGACAAGTCCCCATCCGGCTACCGTTAACTCCGGATCATACACACGGATCCACCCGTCTGAGAAAATGCAGACCAAACGTTTCAGCGATTGACTGCCTGTTTGAACAAATTCACCAAGACTACCCCTTACATGCCACCCTGCTTCAACGATTAGAGATTTTTCGCCCGGATTAAAAACAATTCCACCGCTGTTTTTCAGCTGATCAACATTCGGCTCGGCAACCCAATACGGATCCTTGGTTGGCCCGGTAGGACGAAGATTGACGATACTTTTACACAAACCCGGAGTCTGCTGACGTTTCACAGGTCTTCTATCAATCCCAATGGGTGATATGTCTACAGTTTTCTTATCCATTAGAAATATGGTCTGTATTTAGGAACCACAAAAGCCTTTCTTGCCGTGTGATTACGCCAATCAGTTAATAGCTTCTCATATTTGGCCAGGCTATCATTTCGTAACTGATCGATACCAATATCATCATACCACCGTGATAGCAGGTATTCATGGGCTATTCTCGACAGAAGCGGTTGAAGTTCATCCAGTTTATGCTCGGTTTCTGAATCATTTAGCTCGTAGGACAGCATGCCCTCATAGTCTTTCAGCCGGCCAAAGGTAGCCGTCTCATTTTTAAACTCAGCAATAAACTCTTTGAAGTATCGGTCAAATATTTTTTGATCTTCCGGCCTGACAATTGCAATATCAATCATTTCCGGAACCTGACGGGCACGAAGCTGTGTCGTGGCCACAATCGATTCAAACAGATCCTTTCGGATATCTATCTGTATTCTTTTCATTAGGCCACCTCGCTATTAAGTATTTTTATGGCCAAATCAAGCTTTTGCAGGGCTTTATCAGCCAGTGCAGTTAGTCTCATGGTCAGCAACACATTCGAAGTCGCATGCCATACCACCGCATCATCGAACTGATCCGGAAGATCATATACTTTATAATATGGCGCATAAAACAGGTCTTGAAGAGTATCGGATTTAGGAAACACTTCAAGGGCTTTTTTACTTGCATTGGTATAAGGCACAAGAGTAGCAAACGGGCTATTGTTTGTGGTTTTAAGGTATTCATAGGCCTGTTTTTTTATCATGTCATCATCTTCCCTGATAACGGAAGTAACCGGGTAGTGCCATCCGGCCATTCTGATAGAAATAAACCGCACATAATCATCCGGAAGCGGTACAATCGTTCCTCTTTCTTCGGCCGTTGGCTGTACCAATACAACCGCGTCTGCTTTTTTTGACAATGAAAAAAGAGAAAACCGAGGAAGCAGATGAAGAATTGCCTTCGCACTCACCCCCAACTCTGAAGGAATATCCCCAATCGGAGCCTCAGGAGCCTCACCGTCTATATCCTCTGTGTATTCGTCAATACGGAGAGTAACAAGATTTATTAACCGATCAAGCTTGGCTTGCTGTTCAGCCGTTATTGCCATTAGAGTTTTCTTTCAATGGTTGAGGATAGTTTGTCAACAGTGTCTTTGAAAGCCAAAATCACTTCTTTTTGACTTTCCTGATAGGTGATAGCCGATCTCTCCTGAGATTTAGCCATATCTTTTACCGCTCCTGCAAAATTGATAATTGCCTCAATGTTATGAACCAAAATTTCTTTATTGTCAGTCTGTAGCTTATTGTTCTGCGCCTGAATGTTGTCTTTTTTCTTATTCGTATTTCTATTCTCGTACACCATGTAAATCAGGAATATGAATAGCAAAAACACACTAAAGCCCATGTCATAGGCTTTTTCCATTCCAAATTCAGCCATCGGTTCTAACTGAGCAAATACCCAGGCAGAAACAAGTAAACCGCCTTTTACAACTACCCCACCACTTTGTTCAATTACAGGATCCATTTTTAACATTGATGTGTTTATTGGTTCTTAAAATAACTCTCAGCCTCAGCCTTGCTGTAGTACTTATCAAATCGCACCATCATCCAATTCCGTTTTGCCCTTACCCCAACCTGATCCCAATACTGGGAGTCTTTCATCTGCGCCGCGGCCTCATCCCAATCCCCAATCATCAGCGCCCGGATCATCTTCTTAAATTGCTTTAAACCGCCCATTCCCATGTTGTGTAGCATATCCATCATCACTGCTTGCCGGACTTCGCTCAGGGACTTATAAAACCCAAATTCAGCCAATAACAAAGCATGACTGACCGTAACATCATTAGCAAGAAGAAGCTCGCTTTCTGAATGGGAGATACCTTTATCCTCCAAGTTCCGGCCATACCCGATAGTTAGCTTACCCACCGTGTCGTGATATGGGGTAAACGTAAGATTCTCATTGTCTCTGGCCATCTGCATAGCCAGAGCAATGTGAGAAAAAGGCTGTATGTTTGGCTTTATCTTTGTCATTTTTAAAATAGTAGCCCCTACTCATGGCAAAGCCATAAAGTAGAGGCCGTAGGCTGGAAGGTTCGTTGTTACTCTTCCGATTTTTGGAAGTTCGGAAACTCTATTTTCAGCAGATCAGCCTGGGCAAATACTTTGTCCTTGCTGTTTACATCCTTGTGCTCCAACCCAAATTCTTCTTTGAGATAGTTCATCGCACTATTGAAGTCTGTAACCTCTTCAACAATAGTAGTCTTGATATTACTATCATCCGGTTTTGTCTCCGGGTTTTCGTCTAAAGGTTTCGTTTTCTCAGCCTTTTTTTCTTTACTGGCCACTTTGGCAACAGCCGCGGGGACTTCCTTGTACAGCCTTCCATATCCACGCTTGGTGCGTATTTCCTTGGCCTCAGTTTCAGTAACGGATAAATCTCCGTTCTCAAATTTAAATGGAGGCTGATCTTCTACAACGATCTGTGTCAATCCATTTACTGTTCGGGTAACCTGCCTTGGTTTCCTCATAATCATCAACTGCGAATGATTTGAAATGAACTTTACTTTTTTTTCTTCACTCATTTTTTCAGGGTTTATGATTTTTAAAAAAACAGAGGATTCCCCCAAAGGAACCCCCTGTATAATGATTACACCAGAAGTGCATGTGTTTTTTCGTAGCGAACCTCAACGGTGCAAGTCTCGATGTACTTACGCCCTTCCTCTCGCTTACCGCCCGATCCTTCCGGACGAATATCTACGGTGTGCATTGGTTCAAGAACACGCTTTCTCAGGTGCATTGGATCCAAGATTGCGCCAAAACGCTTCTTGCCCAATTCCTTAAACCCTTTATGAACACCAACCAAAAGCTCACAGTGACCGGCTTGGATCCGGTTCACATATGCGCCTAAAACCCTCTCGCTTCTTTGAGATTGAAGCGTTTCCTTGATAAGAGGAATTTTGTTGATTTCTGTCCACAGACTGGATGATACCCAAAGCATCTTCTCTTCTGATCCATGAGAATCAGCGGACACTCTTTCAGCCCAATCAAGGAACATGGTTTCAGTGATATCACCCACTGCAGGAAGCTCAATAACATTGGACTCAATGAAATGAGATACCCCTTTCATTGTGTACATGTTCTCTTCATTATCCGGATGCTGATCTTGCATGCCCACACCATCCCAAAAGATGGACTCCATATCCAGTCTCATATCATAGATGGACTGACGAATAGCGCGCTTAAGATCATCCTCAGTATAGGTCACAAGCTTCTTGCGAAGTTTTGAAATACTGATATACTTCTCAAAAGTGTGAATACCGTTCTTGTACTGAACAGGCTTCATGCTTCTGGACTCACCCACCTTATCAGACTCACTCTTGGCATGTCCAATTCGGATAAGCTGCAACTCAGTGCCAATGGTCAAGGCAGGAATAGCAGGAACGGCAACAAAGCCGGTATCATTAAAGGCACGAACAGTTACGGTGTTATCAACATCGTTTCTGGTCTTAACGTACAAACGGATCCCCGTAAAGTTGGCATGATCCAGGTTTGTCGTTACATCATAAACACGAAGAATATCGTCTTTGATGAAGTACTTGCTTTCTCCGGTGTTGGCCAAGTCAATTTCAACCTCAGCTGCGCCGGCAATATCAGCGGCAGGATCGATTGTTGCGATTCTCGGAAACTGACCTACTTCCTCCCATTCGGCAAATTTTGCTTTTAAGGGGGTAGATTTAAGTTTTCGAAGAGCCGTATCTAATCTGGCCACCTCCGGTTTATGTTCGGTAAGATCCTTACTGACATCACGTACAAGACGATCATCATCAGTAGTATCGGTATCAATTCTACCTGAAGGAGCACCAACGGCAAGCAATACGCCCCCGGTAGAACTTCCAAATAGAAACGTGATCAATTCGGGGCTTGCGTAAGGCAACTGAGCCAGAACTTCAGGCCCCATAAAGCTCACTGCTAAAAGCATAAGCCACATGACACCTGCTAAGCTTTGAAGGATTTTTGCTGTTATCTTCATTTAACTGTTTGTTTTATGGTTATTGGATTTCACTTATTCGACGTACTGGCTTTAGCGCCTCACTAAAGATGTCGCCTTCTTCCTTCTCAGCCTTCTTGGGAGCAGAAGTGTCCAAAGCAGGCAGTTTATCTCCCTTCTTTTTGCCCTTCTGCTCATCAATTTTCATGTTCTTTCCTTCGGTAAGCCCTTTTTCATACTCTGATTGAAGTGCTTGCTCATAATTCAGCCCCTTAAATACTATGCTCAAAAAATTCTTGGTGACTAAACCATTAGCAAGGTTGTCTATCTCCGGATTAATGCTTTCAGCCACAAGACTCTCAAACTGTTCATCATCAACCTCAAATTCTTTTTTAAACTCGCTCACATACTCGGCAGATTTGTCTGCGTTCTTTTCAAGTTTTTCCTGTCTCTGCTTTTCATTGTCCTGAGCTTCTTTGGCCTTGGCCTCACGCTCTTCTCTTTTTTTAACAGCTTCCAGGTAAGCATCCGGATCCGTTTTCTTTAGCTCATCCATATCAACAGCCGGATCTATTTCAAGTGCTGAAAGAGCTGTATTTAGATCAGCCCCATGAACGTGCATAAACCGTGCTACTTCCCGAAGATCCTCAGAGCCTTCAAGTAGATTGTAAAAAGAAAGATTGCTCTCTCTCTCGGCTTCAAGATCCTTTTTAGCCTGATCAACCTGCTCCTTATAGGAGGCCATTTCATCAATAGCACTCTGAATTTGCTCAGGATCTTCAACATCAAGCTCAGGATTAATTTCTTTTAGTTTATTAACCAACCACTCAGGTTGCTCAGAGACCTTTTCGGCCTCTTCTTTTTTAGCATCTTCCTTTTCCTTCTCAGCCTTTTTTTCTTCTTCAGATTTCTCTTTTTCAGAATCATCATCCTTTTCCTTGTTTTCAGCGGTTTTTTTTATGGCTTCATCATCTTCATCTTCTTCGGCCTCAGCTTTTTTCTTATCTGACTTTAACCCGGTTTCTTCATCCCCCCCCTCAGCCTTGGACACTTCGGTTTCATACTCTCTTTCGGTATCATCAGCTACATCAGCAAAAGAGACACCACCACCTGCCTCCACTTCATCAAGAATTTCAAATGGGCTTTTATCGCTCTGCTTTCCGTTATAGTCAGCATGCTCTTTGCTTTCAACAGTCTCAACAACTTCTTCTTCCTTGCCTTTCATATCTCCTCCAAATAAAAAAAGCCTGGCACTCCCTGCATTTGCAAAGAATTACCAGGCTTCCGATTTCCTGTTTTCAAGCCAAAAAAAAAGGCTACTATGACCGCATATTTCTATGCCGTTATAGTAGCCTTTCCGATAGCTTTATTATATGTACATGTGCTTTCGCACGTCGGTTGGCGTCTGTGCTGAACGCCTATGGACAACTCAATTTAATTAATCTTTAGAATTAATCAAATTTATACTAATTATCTTCTAAATATTGTACTTCACATTTCTTTCCTGTACCCACCTCAACAATATGCCCGGTCTCCGGATCACGAATAAAAGTAACCTGATTCTTGCGATATCCATTACCTTTATCTTTGGGCCTTAACAGATCGTATATAAAGTTTGTGGCTTTAAACAATCCATCTTGTGTTAATACACCTTTTGGTGAAATATTTTCATCAATCCTTCTCGCCATCTGTTTCTCAATTTAAATTTACTGATTGGGTGTTAAACCGCCCTGCTCCGCCATGCTTTGCATCTGCTCAGGGGTAAGCCCAACAGGAGGCTGACCATCCTCCTGCTGTTTCTCTTCACGATTATCCAATAGCTGTAATAGTTTATCAGCATATGGCATGCTCGTTGTCTGTAGATATTCTCTAAAAGTAATTAACTGACCTGACAAAAACTCTTTCAATTCAACGTCAACATTTTGTCGGTAAGCCAGAGTTTGTTGCGCCTCTCCAACTACCACATCAAAATCAACATCTCGTACCTCGTCCGGATCATACATACTGTCTACACCACTGTCATATCCGGTTCCGCTGATTTTAATATACCTCGGTTCAGAGTAAAATTGTTTGATCACTTTAACTACTTTTCGGTTTCTCTTGCGAATCAGCCCATAATAAAAATCGAAAATATCTTTATTGGTAATACTCGCATTTAAGGTCTGCTGTGCGTACAACGATGCCGGTGTTTGCCTGCTTGGCTCTTTACCTTGAACCGCATCCGTAACGGCACTGATATCTTTTAGAAGCTCAGATTGAAGGTTCAAAAGACTCATGGCCTCCACCGGGAATGATGCGCTTTGAATTTCTTTAGGCATGTTCAGCTTACCACCCTGGGAAGTATAAAAAGCAAAACCATTCATCTGAACCATATCATCGGCATACTCTTGAAGATTGCCCTTATACTGCGCCGGGATGCTGTCTACATCAACCATCATAACCTTTTTCAAAGACCGGCCAAGACTTGCATCGATCATAGAAATCAAACGGTTTACATGACGTTGCTGATCAATAATTGAACTGCAAAGACTCAACACTTTACCATCCATCATATACCGGCCAAGCACATAAGGGTGCTCTTGATGATCATACGGTGACTTCATGGATAAAATCAGATCGCCGTTTGGACTCAGATAATACACCCTCCAACACTCCTCATAACGGCTATGAAGCTCCATTTTGGCAACCGCATCCTCTCCCACACCTTGGGCAGCTGCCTGATCTACTCTTGCCTGATTCAATAGCTGAACAATCTCTTCGAGAGAGTAGCTATTAATAATTTCAGGATCATATCCATTATCAATAAAAAACTGCTTATCAACTGGCTCAAAGTATCCGTCTTTATAGTCATGAAGAAAATCCATGTCCTCATAGCCCCTTTCCCATACCTCAATAACCCTGAGTTTATCCGGATTGTCAGGGATATAAAAGTCTCTGAACTTTTGAATATGCTGTGGAAAATTATTGATTTCCCAATCATCTGCACGTGCATCCGGGAATATGGATAATAACTTCTCTTTGTCACGAATACTGAATCCAAATTTACTCATTATCTCATTCAGGGTAAGGTCATGCAGTTCCCCTATAATGGTTATATCCATTCCACGAATATCGTTTGCATCCGCATTATAAAATATTCGTGTAGCATCCAGGTTGTTTATATATAGATCTTCACGGTCTAACTGACTCCACCATTTATAACCAACTTTCCATCCAACCACACCGCCAACGGAAAACTCCTTCATGTTCTGAGCATCCAGCTCATTTGCTTCATTGATATCCAAAGCATACTGCAGGGCACTTGTCATCATTTCCCCTGCTGAGGCGTTTCCTCTTGAACGTCCAAACGCTACAGGATCAGGGTAGTTTGTCCTGAATTGCCCTGCAAGATTTCGAATAGTCTTACCAATCAGATTTTGTTTTGCCGGAATCCTTCCCTGTTTTCGGATAAAGGTTTCCTCAGAGATCATTTCCCCCGTGTCGGGATCTTTCATCAGATCACTCCACTGGTCTCCGACATAGTACCTGAAATTCCTTTCTCTTTCCTCACGGATGGGCATGGTATCATCAAAAGCCAGACGTGCCCTTTCAAGTCGCTTTATGTTATCTATCCTTTGTTCTTCGGTTAATTTAGGCAGTTTTTGTTCCATGATTATTCAAGTATGTTGGTTAAGCTTGGGTTCAATATTCTTGTCAAAGAAGGGGGATTCTGCGATGCCGATGTTCCGGCTGCTCTATTGTATTCACTATTAAATTCATTATAGAACCGCTGAATCCGATCTAAAATTTCTTCACTGATCTGATCATAATTATCAAGGTCAGTTGGAAGTTTGTTCAGTTCACTGAAATGATTCGTAACAGACACACGTGTAGAGTTTTTGAAAGGTATTAAATCAAACAGGTTTGCATTATCCTCTGCAAATCTATCAGCCTCACCAAACCTTTCGTCTGCAATCATTTGATCATATTTCCATTCAATTTCATTAAGTGCATCAAGGTTTTCATAGAACCTTCTTCGAGATCCACTTGCCGGAACTTTGGCAAAATATACTCTTGCGACAGGAAACCGCATGATGTCCTCCTCCGTCAGTAGATTATCACCAACTAAATGATCAACAACTTTTTGAGCTGCGTTCATTGAGGATATTGCAAAGTAACCGGCCCCACCCAGGTAGTTACTTACAAGAAATTCAATGGCATTAGGAGACATTTCAATCAACCCTTCTGTATAATCGTCTCCACCTGATATTCGATTTAGCGCTTTAGCCGTATCAATAGCCCATTGCTGAGTATAATATCTGTAGTTCTTGTGCTGTGGAATATGCCTGTCTCCATATCTTTGTTCAGGAATAATCGGCATTCCCCTAAAATCAACATTGGTTGCCAATTCAAAGGGAGGAACAAAGATTGTGGGAAGCAATGATTTAGTGCCAGACTGAACTATACCGGCATCGGTTGCCTCCCCTCCAATAGGGTTAAATGATTGCCATGATATACTGGCAAGATTAAACGCCATTTCCTGCGGAGTCATTACATTGTTTGCCACTTTATTGGCATAGACACCTGCTGCCCAATAAACATTTTGACCATAGGGTAACGGAACAGATATCAGTGCATCAGGATCGTCACTCGCGAAATTGGGGATCATAATCCTGTGTGCTACGGTAAAGTTGTTTAATTTGTCGAACCGAAACTCATCATCTTCATCAACCCCCAAACCTATTCGCAACAGGTCTGCCATCGCATAGGAAACAGATCCCATAATCAATGGTACAGCCGCTGCACGTGTGCGCCTTCTTTTGCCACCCTCCAAGAACGGCTCTGCCAACCTGGCCACGTTCTTTTGCGTAGCATTATAAAAAATCCAAATATTACCGATCGTACCTGCCCAACTTCCTTTCTTATCAAAGTTTACAGTAAGAGACTTAAAGTATCTTGCTGCTTGCTTTGGCGTAAATGCCTGTCCTGTTTTAGGGTTAAGAACCTTATTCTCCATGAAATAGTCGTACCCACTTAACCGAATCAGGTTTTCAACCGTCGATGTATAGGACTGCATGATATGGTGAAATGCCTTACCCGCTTTTTTAACCTTATACCAGTTGCTCCCATGCTGATCGATAGCCTCTGTGAGATCCTTGGTCAATCTCTTCAGGGGACTTAATTGATAATAACCACTCATGCCGCCATGATGGATGAAATTTTTGATGTTCTTACCAAAATCCCCACCAAACTCATCCTTGTATAAAGCTCTCCAAATAGGCTTCATCAATCTTGCTAATCTAACCGGATTACCAATGGCCATGGCGGTTTTTGTATCAAAATCAGTTGCGATGTGCAATACACCGGTTGTACCATCTCGAACCATGTTTCTCAAAGGAAATTCCGGAGAGTATGTAATGTAGGCATTGCGTAAAAACCTCATATACTTACCAAGAGCGTTCATAGCCTCTGGCATTATATCCATATCATGGCCTTTCATCCATTCTGCTATATGCGGATCCGAAAACTCAATAAATGCAGGTTTTCCCCTTTTCATAAGAAATAGGTTCCTTGCCCCCTCTGTGAATGGATTATCTCTTTCAGACCATTCTGTCAAATGTTGGTTAGGATCTATGTCACGTACAACCACACCGGTAAGAAGCTCTTCTGCGGTTGGTTTATCAAGCTCTGCTATATATCGTTTTTTACCAGTATCAGCGTCAATCTTTCCGGTATCTCGCCAATAGATATTCTTGATCCTCATTACCTTTTGAAAATCCGGATTATCAGCAGCAAAATTAAAGATCTTCTCTTTAACAAGGTTGGTCTCTCCTCTAATGATATTTGACTCAACCAGTGCGATCGTGTACCCTATAACGTCTCCCGGCTCAGAAGATCTCCCCTCTTGGGTTTCAGGCATGACATACATGGTAGGATCAACGCCCTCAAAGTCCTTAAAGCCCCTCATTGGTGCATACTTTGGGTACATCTTTTTAAGCTTGCCATACATACCCGGCGTAATTAATCCATAAGCCACCTGTGCCTTTAGGTTTTTGTCAATGATTTGATCATGAACATCACCAAAAGACTCCATGTGACTTCTCCATCCGTTGTTGTCAATTTTGGCATTAATTTCATCAATCCTTTCCTTGGAGAGGCCGCTTCGGTTTTTTTCGCCTGTAAGCTCTTCAAATCTCTTATTAACATCTGGGGCATGACGTGCTTTTATAAAGTCCTGATAATCCTCATAGGTAATACCCATCCCCTTATTACCCTGTTGCATGATCTGTACATATTCCTTCTTCAAGCCATTTTCAAATCGATTAAGCTGTATTTCAACCCGGCCACGTTTGAGTTCATCATCCTGCTTAAAATCACTCTGATCGGTTACACGGCCACCATCCCGGGTAACACCCTCAATCAGACGTTGCCCAGCAATACCTCTATCATGTAACCGGCGTACCCACTCATCATACTTTCTGTAATAAGCAAACTTGTAATCTGAAAGGTTATGGCCACCACCAAGACGGTATCTTACCTCTGGCTGTGAATCTTCAACTTTAAATAGCGGAACGGCATCACTAAGATTCTCTTTTGCAGTATCAGTGAGCTTAATGGATAATTGTTTGGATATTCTCTCATTAATAGATATTAATTGACTTACCTTTCCGTCTACAGGCTCAACAACTGCTTTATACCCCTCTTGCTTTAACCTTTCATCCAATCTTTGCCTATCAAACACCTCATTTTTAAAAGCAAGAACTATTTTAAATAGATTTTCTGGTATACTACTACTATCTAATTCAATGGCGGAATAGCTTGGTAGATTAGTGGATAACTCCGTCACTTCAACCTTTGCTTTTTTGTCAAAGCGCCGGGCTTCTTTTTCAGCAATCTTTGGAATGATTTTATTATAGAAGGTTTTCATTCCCTCTCCGCCTACTTCAAGATCCTGCCCTTCATAAACACCACGACCGCCAGCATTTATGATTTTTTCGGCAAGATCTTTGCCTACAACTTCTTCAAGTTTACTCTCAGAGAACTCCCCCATACCCCTTTTAGAATCTGAACCCTTTTCCCAAACAAAAATAGAATACGAACCTTCACCATCAGGAATGGACTCAATTTTATCCACTCGTTTACTCAGATTATATAGGTCTGACGCCTGCTCTCCGGTAATCCATGCAACTCGATCATACCCCTGATCAGATGCCTGTGCCAACATCCTTCGAATGGCCATACCTACCCATTGATCCGTTTTCTTGTATGGCATATCGGGTGCACCATCTGTATTTGCTCTGTCTTTTAAGAAATCAAATACATCATGCCCTTCTTCTGCGGCCCAATCATTTATTTTAGAAATGGCTTCTTCTTTTGTCAACGGACTCATACCCTCTGCAATACTGTCTGAATCTGTCCATGTACCATTAGGATCATTCGTTACAAGCAATTCGATTAACTCTTCCCTGCTAAGATCTTCTAATTTTTTAGGGGCTTTATCACTCTTAAACCCTTTCTTCCTTCCGGTCTGTGCCCAATCTGATTGAATCTCATTAATGAACAGTACCTTCTCACCATTTGGCAGAGTACGATCATCGACCCGTACATGAGCAAGAATGTTTGTATGATCTTGGTAGTGCGGTGAACGAAATTCATCAGCACGTTTTATCATGGCATTATTTCTGGTGTGTGTAGAGAGCTCTTGCAAGGCCATCACCCTGTTTTCATAGGGGTATGGAGATAATTGCTCTCCCGGATATTGGATATACCATTCACCATCAACCTCGACAACTTTTGCCTCCTGCGCCCTTGACGGCATCGTTAACAGTATCTCTCGATAGTTATCTCCACCAGGTACAGTGTGTGATCCGTACTGAGGCCTGTTATCAGTGAGATACTGAGGATCTTGAAGTTCACCCAGTTGATTAACAATAGTTTTCACATTATCCGGTAAACCATCATACTCAACTGGGTTTCCATCAAGATCCTCAACATAGTACTGGCCATACATATCAATAGTATGTTCATAGCCTAAAGCTTCAAGCTGCAGCCCTAAGTACTCCACTTCATCAAACCCTTTACTTTTTTCACCAGAGAGCTGCACTTCATTAATTTCAATCTGATTATCCCGGATATACTGCTGAACCACTTCCTTTGGAACCGACTTCACGTTGTTTTCACTTATGTAACCGTCCAAAAAGTCTTTCAAGCCAATCCATTCAAGTTCCTGTGCTGTGCCTTTGCCACCCTGATCAGATATCATCTTCATCCACTGATCACCGGTAGCAGCATTCTGCTTGATATTATCTATCCCCATCAATGCTGTTGACTGAAACAGTTGCTCTAATCTGGCCACCGGATTATTCAAATCAAAAAATACCGTTCGTAAATGGCTACCATCGCCCATAATGGCGGCAAACTGATCCCCTTCAACGTGTTTTTTAGCATTTTGAAGGAACGAAAGAACATCAGCCCGAGTCCAGTTGACATCAAAGCCGACAGATTTCATTAGATCATTAATAAACTTGACAATCTTATCCCACATGGTAGGGGTTAGATCTCCCTCTGCGACATTGGCAAGAAACTCATCTGCTGCAACATTTCGCCCCTCAGCTGTACTGGTGTCTAAATTATACTTGCGGACAATATGTTTATAGCGATCGCTCTCAGAAAAGCTATCATGAATCTCTTGAAGGATCTTATTCATCCTGTTTTCAAAAACATCTTTGTTGCTACTATTGACCGCAACCATCGATCGAATACCCAAATGGCCAAACGCCTCATGTGCCAGTGTACGAATCGCATCTGTTGGTGACTTTGCGTTATCGGCCACGATATAAACCCTTGCATCTAAATACACGCCAAGAACCTTTCTTTCTGTGCCTTTTGTATAAATTTGCCGTTTCAAACCAACAGGCAAATCATCGACCGTATCTACAACATGAACAAAATCATCATTGGCCCACTTGCTTGTAACCTTTTTGATTTCATCTTTTATTGACTGCCTCCATTTCGGACTTTTAACAGCAGCAAGGCTCTCTTCGGTTGCCGATTCACTCAACAGCATTCTCACGCTTTCCCCCTCCTGAACATTCTCCAATGGTACTTCTGCATAAACACTGAACTTATCGGTAAGAATCTTCAACACCCTGCTAACGCTTTCCGATGGTACATCGACCTTCATTTTACTTCCACGCTTGGTAAAGTCACCCACAAGATCTCTCAAGTCAGTATCAAGGAAAAACTTACCCCCTTTAACCTTAGAACTTTGAACGTTCAATCGAATAGTACCATGCCAATCTCTTTCAAATGAAACCCCGCTGGTCATTTCCAAACTATGTCCGGCTCTTAGGTCAAATACCTGCTTCTCTGCCTCAACAGCTTTAACACGAACCTTGTTTAACTTTTTCAATTCAGCTTCCTTCATGTTCTTAGGAAGAAGCACGCCATTCTTAATGCTTCCGTCTTTGGTAGTAAACTGAATCAGTTGACCTTTTCCGTCAAGCTTGCCCATAGCCTGCAGGATGTTTCCTGTGGCAATTAGACGAGTTTCAAAATTATTGCTGTCAAGCTTGCTATCCCAGTTCTGATAAATATCGTTTCTTGCATACTGGCTTAAATGACCGGTGTCAGCAATAGCGCTATTGATAAAGGCCACATTACTACCGGGAACCGTCACGCTTCGTTGGGTATCATTTGTAACAAATTTTAGCTTGATTGCAGAAGGGGCAAAGGGGTTTCGACTCTTTGGGTTTATATCAAAACCGACAAAGATCGCATTTTTTGTGATACCACTTACCGCCCTGCTGTCTGCCGGAATAACATAGACGTCTCTTGGTTTAAATTTATTAAAAAGCCTTTTAACCGTATTTCTCTTCCATTCTGCTGCTTGGTCATGCGCTCTTGAATTAACCTCTATACGTTCTTCTGTTGTCAGCTCTCTCCTGGAGATATCCAATCTCTTTTCACTTAACCAGGAATCAATATAAAATTCTGCTTCTTTAGCCAATTCATTGCTGTAAACTTCTGGTATTTTCCCACCAAGATTGTCATTAATGATCTTATCAAGCTCCTCTCTCTTCATTGACTTTCGCAATACCTTCGCCTGAACAGTTTCTAAATAGGAGTCTCCACCAAAGACACTGTTTTTATTATCACCCTTTACAAGCAGATCCTTTTTAACAGTTTCCGCTTGAAGATCAAAACTGTCCATGATAAGCTCATTTTCTCCGTATTCATTGAGCATATCAATATGAGAGGCATATCTCTCAGAAATTACTTCATAAAAGTCCTCCTGAGTTTTCGAGTCAAGCAATGCAATACGGCCGGTAGCTTTCATTGCGATATCCGCAACCGATACCTTGCTTCCATCTAACACCTTTTGCCAATCCTCTTTACCGATCGGATTTTGCA